ACTTCCGCATATCGATACGCTTATATCCGTCCTTGAATGTCTTCACTGCATCTGGACGTTTCTTCTCAACCTCTTGAGCGATAAAGCCGTGGTTTGGATCATCTGCCACACCAATTTCCTTGGCCTGTTCATTCCATTCCCAATCATAAATATCTAGACCGGATGGGGTTTTTCCACGGAGTTCGATGTTATCTTTAAGTCTTGCATCAGACGCAAACAACGCAGTAGCCGCCGGCCCTGCAAAAGCTCCACCTACGGCACCAACTACGGAACCAATGGCTTTCATTTTACCCGCTTGACGCTCCGCATCAGCTTTCATTTGAGCCTGATAAAGTTCCATCTTAGCCAGCTCAATTTTAGTTTCGCGGTCTTTCTGGTTTTCACCTTCTTTCCACGCATAATCGAGTAGGCTATCCTGACGATCCCACATCTGGTTGAGGGTTTCAGTAGTCAGGTTCATGATGTTCTTTACATCTGTAGCGGCCGCTTGGAACTGTTGTTCGTTCTCTGTAAGCGTTACTGTCTGACGCCACTTTGCATTAGCGGAATCAACCTGAAACTGCATATTCTGGTAGAACTGTTCCCGGCTATTCTCAAGGGTTGCATTAAACTGAAATGTATCGTTCAATTCACCGGTATTAAATTTCTCCATTGTGTTCTTTTGACCGGTATTAAATTGATCAATTTGAGCACCTAACTGGTCGTAAAACTTGGTGATGTCGTTGTTAGATTCAGCCCCAAACCGCCGTGCCACATTTTCTGTATTGGCGTCTTCCATAATAGACTGAACACGGGCCTGAGTATTAACCAATTCTGTTTGCTGTTCATTGGCAAGGTTGGTCATATCGTAGCCCATAAACGTCTTAGCGTTCTGAACTGCTACGGCTGTGCGGGTATCGAGATCAGCCAGCTCAAACTTAGACATTACGTTAGCTTTATTGATAATAGCCGTCTGTTTATTGTCTAAATTCTTTACTGTTAGTGTTTGATAAAACTGTGACTCAGACTGTGCAATCGGAAGAGTTGCTTCCATAATAGCCTGTGTCATCGCCATTGTAGCGGCTGTTCCATTAATACCTTTGAAGGCAATAGTACGGCTAACACTACGAGCTAGTCCGGATGCCCATGTTGGTATCTTTGGATCACCAGTTACCGGGTCAACAAACTCTTTTGAAAGAATTTCCATCTGGCCAGTAACGGTTGATTTTGCATCGATGTAATTACCTTCACCAAGAGTTTGGGCTAGAATTTTACCCGACACAGTGCTTGTATCAATTACGTTAGATATGTCTTGTGTTGCAAACTGATTTAACGCCTGACCTGTCTGGTTTGTGCTACCGTCTACATTAACTCCTGTACCGAGCCCCTGCATATCAAGAGCAAGGCCGCTTCCATCTACGAGCGCGTCCTGATTGGTGGCCATCGTTGCCGCTTGGGCTTGATTGGTCGGATCAGATACGAGGTCGAAGGTAGTTGCGGCCTGATAGGTTTGTGCTTGATTTGGACGTGTAATCCCAGCGGCTGTATCAGCGGCACCCTGTGCCCCAGCTACGTTAAGGGCATCCGTGTCCATCTGAAATTTATTTGCATCAATATTTGTACCCGCCGCATTGGCATCAATGGTCGGTACTTTATCGGATAGGGTAGCGTTATTATCTTGTATGAATGTGCTCGGGTCTTTTAAGATATCCCCGGTCATTTCAGTGACGTTAACATCGCAAATATAATCTGCATTATCTGCTACGGAAGAGCTAACGACTTTAAACGCCGATGCTCCAGCCGGGCCTGAATTAGCCACTGGAACCGCGTTTGGGTCGCCTACAAGTCCATCTGCTGTTGTTACATCTGCCATTGCCACTAATCTCTACTTGTTCTTGAGGTTGTCGCGCTCTTTCTCACAAGCGCGTATCCGGTCACGGAGTGAAGCATAGTCAGAAAGGGCTTCGACAATGGCCGGTTCACCATCAGTCTCAGGTAAGCTTTCAAGTTCGAGAGCTAATTCGTTGTTAAAATCTTCGTCATATTGCGTGATAGAGGGGCAATAGACTTCAACTTCGGTCTTATAGACCGCCCCCGCGCAACCGGTTAACAAGACTACGCTTGTCACGAGGCTTATTGCTTTCAATCTCATTGTTTGCTTGCTCTACTTTCTGATAAAACTCCGCCCGATCTTCGGCGGCGTCTAGGGCGGCTTTCTGTTGTTTAACAACCTCGCCCTTGGCTCCATCGCGGCGTCCAATGATGTAGAGGATCGGGATGAGTGCGGCTAATGCCGCCATCGCAATCAACTTAATCTTGGTAAAAATACCGCTAAATAGGAACATTAATGTACGCCTTCTTTATTATCTTTGATGCGTGAATACGTTACGAGAGCGATACCGGCGATTGTAAGGCCAATGAAAATAAGCTTAATGCTATCACTATATGCTATCAGTCCCTCGATGTTAGTGGCGGCGTCACCAATGACACTACCGATTGTACCAACCCCGGCTACACCCGCCCCTGCCATTGTCTTTGACTTCTTCAAGGACTTGGGGGCCTGTTGTTCGGGTTTTTGTGGCATTAAATCGCCGTCAGCGTCCGCTAGAGGAGCGTCTATGGCAAACAGTGCCGCTTCTGCACTCCTGCGCCGTGTAAGGCCCCTGAGAGGCTGTAGGACGCCATCTACTCGTGCTTTATTCCAGCGCATGATTTGTTCAGGAATTTCATCATATTTCCCGGAGTTCAGCTTTTTAAGAAGCGTACTTTTCTGGAAGTTACCAGATCCGAGATTAAATACGAATGATACGAGTGAATCGAACTGTGATTGAGATAGCGGTACGTTAACCATACGCTTAACAGCTCTACCGGCTTCGTTAAGATCTTCTACGAGCATTGCCTCACATTCGGCTACGGAAGCCCTCATGCCAGACTTTACGCCCTTGCAGTGGCCCCATCCAATTGTCCATTTTCCGGCGGGGCACCGATAGGCTCTTACGTCACCTTCTTCTGTCTTTTTGTGAAGACCTTCAAATTTTTTGACTAGGTTTATACCTGAGTCGGATACTGTTTCGGGGATCATTTAAAATACCAAAATGTTGCTGTAATAGCGGCACTGGCCACTATCCAAAATACACGCTCTGCGAAGCGAAGGGTTTGTCCATTGACAATTACCCTGTCTTCTACCGTGTCTATTCTCCCCTCTAGAGCTTCTTGGCGATCTTCATACTTATCCATTCGGTTGAAGAGAGTAACCATTCGCTCTTCCATTCGGGCCAGAGACACAACGGCCTCTGACAACTTATCGAGCTTTTCCTCGATTCTAGTTAGTCGTTGCTCCGTCATGTCTCTGTGCTTCTCCTATTATCGTGTCTGCGCGAAAGGAGACGCAAAGCCTGAATATACTGCCGCCGGCTGTGTTGCTGTCATGCCCGGGCTCATTGAACCCATTGCGGCATTAGAACCGGGACGATAACCAAATTGATCCATCTGAGACATCATTCTGTTGATATCTAAAGATTGCTGATCTACTCGTGTTCCTGTTCTGTCGAACGCGGCGAGAAGAAGGTTACCTTGCTGGTCAAGTGCTCGGGATATACGAGAACCATCCGCGTTTGCACTACTTTGAATAAGCGCACCTTGATCGTCAAAGGAGCTTACTAGAGTAGAGTAAGTTTCACGGATACCGGCATCGATGTTTGCACCCTGATCTTGTAGAACAGTACGAACAGTGTTTAGCCTATCAATAAACTCATTTCGGGCTGATGCTGTTTCGGCAGAACCATCGTCAAAACCAGTAGCGATTTGTTTCGCAATACGGCTAAAGTCTTTGGCCTGTGCACTCTCGATGTTATTGGCTGTTTGACCAACTTGCTGAACACTCTGACCAACATTACCGAGCAACCGGCTTTGTGCATCAGAAGATTGTGCAATCTGTTCGCCAATCTGTGCTTGTCCGCCCACAACCGCGTCTTGGATACGGCCACGTTGCTGATTAGCAAGTGTAGTGTTGCGGTCATAATCACCACGGAACTGATCAAGACCTGTCTGCAATGCCGCCTGACGTGCCTGAGACTCCGTCTGACCTTGTGACAATGCTTGGAAGTAAGTATCCTGATTAGCACCATACTGGTTAACGAGGTCTTGAATACTAAGCTGTCCAGCTAGTACGTTTGCACTCGTTTCAGTAAGTTGGTTACCGAGATTAGCTCCGACATTAGTGACGTTTTCATTTACGCCAGCAAAGCCTTCCTCTTGTCCCTGCATCAGGGCCTGATCACCTTGCTGTACGGTATTACCGAGGTTTGTGAACCCGGTGCCCATATCAGTCATGACCGTGGCAAAGCCTGTGTTCATACCATCATTTAAGGTATTGAACCGGCTATCAACCTGATTACCGAGTCCGGTAAAGCCTGTCTCAACCTGATTACCTAGCCCTGTGAAGTTGGTATTCATATTCTGATCGAAGGTGTCCAGACGATTACCTACGTCTGTACCAAGACCAGTGATCTGAGTACCCATATCCGAGAAGCCGGTGTCTACTGTATTACCGAGCCCCGTAAGTCCGGAGTCGATATCATCGAAACGATCCTCTTGTTCGTTAAAGCCTTTATAAAGCTTGTCCTGAATATCACGAGATTCGTCTTTAAATCCTGTATTCAGCCCACTTATGTCCTGTCGGATAGTCGATTGTCCAGACTGTAGATTGCTGAACTGTGCTGAATAATCCGGCGGAGTTGGGGCTGGAGGAGGTGCTGGTGAACCGCCCATTATAATCTACCTCTTTTTCTGTCAGTTGGGTTATGCAATCTACGCCAATAAATGGGACGGGGTTTACCGTATTTATGTGCGTATTCTTGCTTGAGTTCGGCCACCATTTTTCTTGCGTGGCCATAAGGAGCTATAAATTCAACTCCCCATAATTCATCCCCATCATCAGGGATGTAATCCTCTTCCTGAAGAAAATAATCTTCATTGAGGAATGCGTCAGCCTTCTCCTTACTGAGAAAGCAATATGTGAATAATCCTACGGGCTTACTATCTTCGTACCATATCCGTACACGGTCATACATGAGTGGATATATGAAGTAATTATAAAACTCGTACATACAGTAGAGTCTATGGTCTTCAGATACATTGAAAAGGAAGATGCCGTCTAATACTGAGGCGTTACTTATTTTCTTCATGTAGGCTTATTATACCCTATAATAGGGGCATTTATCAAGCACCCTTGGCCTTGATAAGAAAGTATATAAGTAATATCATTGCTCCGCCCAAAAGTAAAACTAAAAATATAATAGTTAGGGCCTCAACAAACTTTCTTCGCTTTTCACGTTGCTTATATAATGTTTCTTGTCTTTTCTTCCGAATATCCGCTTCGGTACGGACGAGTTCATCCCAAGCTGACTTTCCTAGAGTAAATGAAATCCAATTA